AACACAGTGTAATACAAAAACCATAAATGGCTAGAAAAATAATCATAAAGGGATCCATATTGATGATTACCGCTCAAATTAGTCTAGAACAACGTTTTAATACAGCAGTAGCAATAGTATTGACTCATGAAGGCGGTTTTAGTGATGATGCAACCGATCCTGGTGGCTCAACTGATTACGGTATTTCATTGCACTTTTTACAAGACATTGGTCTGGATGTCAATAAAGATAACATTATAAATAGTGCTGATATTAGAGATTTAACCCTAGACAAAGCTAAGGCTATTTATAAAAAATATTGGTGGGATAAGTACAACTACAATGCAATAAATTCATTACATTTAGCCACCAAAGTATTCGATATGGCTGTAAACATGGGTGCTCACCAAGCTCATAAGCTTATACAAGATTCATTGAATCATTTTTGCATCTCGTTAACTGTGGATGGCATTTTTGGTAAAGACACACTTGACGCTATCAATAAAATCTCTATGAAAGATGAGGCCGATTTATTAAATGAATTAAGATGGGCTCAACACTATTTTTATACAGATCTTGTAACAGTACATCCTAAGTTACAAAAATATTTGAATGGTTGGCTAAAACGTGCGAACTACTAAATATTTAAAATCAGGTGAGATAGCAGAAGAATCAATACAGAAAACAGTAATGGACTGGGTGCGTTTATATCCCGACATTAAGAATTTGGTCATGCATTTCCCTAACGAAGGTAAACGTTCTCCTCGTTATGGCCTAACACTTAAAGACATGGGCATGCGTCCAGGTGTGTCAGATATCCATATTGCTATGATGCGCCATGGATTCGGTGCTGCGTGGATTGAATTGAAAGCTGCTCATGGCATTATTAGCCCAGCACAGAAACAATTCCTTATTGATATGGAACAACAAGGCTATTTTACAGCAGTTTGTTATTCCATTGATGAGACTATTGCTGTTATCAAGTGGTATTGTTTTGACCCATAAACTCAATTGGTTCTACACTGATTTAACTCAAAAGGGCACCAAATCATCATAAAACTCACAATTATTATCAGAGTTTGTAGAGTTTGTAGAGTTTGTAGAGTTTTCTTCAGGAAGGGGTTTTAATGGCATATCTTCGGAAGATTTTTTCCCTGTCGGAATAAATGTTACTTCGCTTCCCGTTACAGAATAAGCCCATTGTCCTATGCGTTCTCCTGATTCGATACGCTTATTCTTTATTTCACCCTCAATATGAATTAAATCACCAACATGTGCATATCTACTTACAATATCTGACAAAATATTGAAAAAGTTCACATTATGCCAGGTAGTAAGTTCACGTTTTTCTCCAGAAGAATTAGTATATTTTCGTGAGGTAGCCAGATGAAGGGTGGTCATTTCCCCACCATTCTTTAATGTTTTTTTGTCTTTTCTGCCGATGCGACCCATTAAAAAGGCTTTATTTATCATGTTATGCTTCCTCCAGTTGTGCTATAAATTCACGTGCTTGTGCATCTGTCAATTCATTTAGATGTGATACTTTATAGTGTTTCAAAGCGTAGCCAATAGCTTTATTTATACGATCTTCTGTAAATTCTTTGGCCTGCATTATTGTGTAAATAGTACTAATTTGTTCTTCCGTTATAATTAGATCATCACGTCCAGTATTATCGCAATATTCTGTAATATCACCCTCTACTATTTGCTGATCTAGAAGATTATTTAGCTTGTCTGTTTGTGTATTACCTGTGATGACGTGTAATTTTGCCGACTCTCTAGCTGCAAGTTCTTCTTCGCCGTACGTCCCTCCTAGTAAATCCTGGAATGCCATTCTTAGAGCCTGACTTTCCGCTACTTTCTTAATCATAGTCGCGGGTTTTGTTTTCCATAAACTTTGATTTGTAGAATATTCTTTTAGTTCTGTAAATACATATACAGCTTTCTCAGCGTTACGACGCTTGACTATACAATAGGCTCCAAATAATTGTCCACGGTCTTTTAGTGTATAACGATGGCGTATCTTACCATCATCTATTTCAAAAATATCATTCTCATAAACTGTATCACATTGGTGGTAATCATAGTTGCTATGAGCCTGTGCAGCCTTACGATAACCATCTCGGCCAATAAAAACTTGTGCTGGTACATTTTCTTGGTATTTAACGCTCCAAATCTCGCGCAGGAATGGATTTAGACCGGTAGACTTACCCATACCTATAAAATGCTTAAATTCATTGTCTGAGAGCTTTGGTGCGAATAATTTCCTAATCTCATCTAAACGCTGCGCATCCTCCCACATGGTTAATTGTGTATTACTTACGGCTAATGCTGTGCTCATAGTTCACCTTTTGCGAATTTAATACCATCTATAAATGCGTCACATTTTATAATTAGTTCATTTTTTATGTCAGAACCTATTGAATGTATCAAGTCACTACCAGCATAAATTTCTCCTCTCCATATTCCAAAGTCTTCATAGACGTCATACCAATATTCAATCATTGTGCCAACCCCTTCATTAAAAATGTACGTGAACCGTTTTTATTGGCTTTCCAGGATACTATCGGTGTGCCGTCCTCATTTGTTAAACATTCGGCATCTTCCATAAATTGCATGATATTAAACTTATACTTATCTTCAATTTCTGATAATTGCTTTATCTTAAAACGTGTGTCTGCTAAGACCTCTAAATCACCTTGTACGATTGGTACAACCTTTTTAACTTTATCTGGATTGTGTTTAGGGTACATAAGACGTAAATCAACCTGATTTATTGCAGCAGGAGGCGTTTTATTTTGCACACAATCCCAGAATTTTTTGGCGGCATCAATGATACGATTTTCAAGTACTTTGTTACGTGTATATTTAAATTCTCTGTAGTCATTACCACCAATAAGAACTGCAATATAGGCATAATCCGCATTAGCTACAGCGCAATAATGTGCTACTTGTACTAGATATTGCATTGGAATAACATCAGTTCCAGAAACACCCCATTCATTAGCCATGAATTGATTGGAGCATTTAACCTCAAGAACAGCGTTCAAGGATGGGATAAAACCATCAAGATTGCCGCGTAAAAAACTATATATGGGATGCACCATGGTATCAGGAGTTTCCACAACAACATTGTTTCGCGTAGCAAATTCATCGCGAATAGTTCCCTCTAATTGATGACCCCAGTATTGATAGTCTGACATCTTGTCTTCACTGGTGATTTCGCCTATTTTTTCACAATAAAGTTGGTATGGTGTTTTATACTTAGATAATCCTAGAATAATTGGCATGTCGCTTCCACCGATGCCTAATTGTCTTGTTTGGCGTTGTTCTTGTGTAATCATAATAAATACCTTCTTAAAATTATAATTAATATAAATTATAGTTCCTTTATGTGCTTGCAACCCTTGCAGTATGCCGTATTATCTGGCTTGACACATAGTAACTAATTGACTACACTTAGTCAAGTCAATTATACAAAAAGAAGGAAGTTAAATGAAATTTAGCGAAGTTATGGCTTTTTATGATTATAAGATGAGTAATATTGTTCGTGCGCTGCATGTAGCACGAGACACGGTCAATGCCTGGAAAGTAAAGGATAACATTCCTTTTTCTAAACAATGTGAAATTGAAGTATTATCCCAGGGGAAACTTAAAGCCGACCAAAGGGCACAATGATGAGCGATTATTTATACACTCAAGAACAGTTAGAAATAGCACTTTTAAAAAATACTAATGAAGGGATATTGCGTACTCTTTCTGAAATTAAAGTGGATATTAAAGCTAACTTTCATAGGACAATGGGCTTAATATTAGGATTATACACCATTGGATTTGGTGTATTATTCAGTGCAGTAGGAAAAGCTTATGGATGGTTTTAGTATAATAAAAGGATTAATTATGCCTAGCGATAAAAGTGATAAACTGGAAGAATATTTCTTTGATGGCGCAGACATGGATGCCGATCCGCAAAGTACCTTATCCGAGATTGTTGGGCTCGTTAAGCTGCGCTTATATAAGGCTATGGATGATACGAATTCTGTTATAGCCAATACTCACCCGCGTACGTTGATTTCGATGGTAGTAACTAATATCTTAGTAAATTTACTCACAGACATTATAGGACCAAAAGAACCTAGCATCAGAATCGAAATGGTAAACGATAGTCTGGATGAAATTTGCATCATGGCCATGAATCTTTGGCGTGCATTAGAAGCAAATAAAGCGGAAGTTAATACAACACCCCATTAGGTCATCAAACAACAATAAGGATTTTATGATAACGCTCCCAGAAATTAAGCTTTCCCCTGAAAGTTTAGCAATCCTGCTAAAATCAAATTTATCCTGCCATGCAAATAAACCTCTAAATGCTGAGCTCATAGATGAACTCACAAAGCAGATTATTGATTCTATTGCTTATTCTGTAAACAGACACGAGGACTAAAGAGGTGTATGGCTAGGATTTAATTATAATTAGATGTACTATGTAGGAAGTTTTAAAGGCTTCCTGCCTTCTAAAAACTTACAAATTTATTTTAGTGTTTGAATGCCACATCGACCAAGATTCTCATTCAAACTTTTTAATCACAAAGAGCCGAAAAATTTGGCGTTTTGCATCGTGTTGATTTAGTAAGCAAAAGACTAAATTTCCATGACGTCCGCTATATTTTAGCAACACTGGGACAATTATACATGAATACATCAAATAATAACAACCCTACTTCAAGCAAAATTCGCAAATTACACAATCCTAAAGCCAATGCGCCCGCTGTCTATATTCCTTGTTGGTTAATTCAAATCCCGGTCTCGTTATTATCACATGGAGCAAAATTAGTTTATGGTCGATTATCACAATGGTGCAGTGAAAGTGGCAATGCATTTAGATCGGCAAAACAATTAGCCCAAGAATTAGGAATGTGTGAAAGCTCTGTTGAAAAATACCAACGTGAATTGCGAGGCGTAGAATTAATTGGCACTTTTCAAACACAAGCAGGTGGATTAAATCATTTTGAATTTTATGACCATCCGTGGATGTATGACCCAATTAATGAGAATCTAGTATACAAACAGGATAGTTATGTACCTCCTCCCAATGTGGATATACCCCCCGTACGTTCATACGGTACCCCCCCGTACGATCATACGGACATAAATATAAAAGAAATAATAATAAACAATACATCTAAAACCTTTGTCGATTCTGACAAATCGACTACTGAAATTAAAGAATACCAAGATGATGAATTATTCATGGCTTTCTACATCCAATATCCAAATAAACAAAAACCAACCGCAGCTTACAAAGCATTTAAAAAACTAAACCCTGATGAAAAATTCGTGACAATGCTTATCTTGGATTTGATGAGTCGCAAAGCCAATAACTGGAAAGGACGACATAAAAGCAAAATACCTCACCCGGCTACCTACCTGAACGGCAAGGAATGGGAAGGTGAAATTTATTCTCAAGAGACCAATACACAAATCTCAAATAAACCGCCACGCTATACTGTGAGTGAATTGTATTCAACAGTGAAATTTACGGATGAAATTCTATGAAAAAAATTGAATACATAATTAGGGAAAATTTAGAAACTATTCATGAGCTTAAAAAGAAAAAATCCGCTATAGATCCTCTATGTGCAAAGTTGGTAGAACAGATTTTTTTTAAATTAGCATTAATATGTCGTGGATTTGATAACTTTTACGCAGATAGAGACCGCCTAAGTGCTGAAAAAATACAATGGGAATTGGCATTCAGTCGTTTAGGGATTAGACATAAACAACAAATTGAACGTTCTCTCGCTAAACTTGAACTTTATAAATTTCCTAATCCTCCTCAATTGGGAGAATTCTTAGAATGGCGTAATGGCATACCAGAAGATGAAGGTTTCCCAGATGTTTATAAAGCATATCAAATATCCGTTCTTATAAATCAGCAATTTTCAGACTATAAGCCATCGTGTCAAAAAACTTACACTGTAATCAAACATGCCATCGATCAAATTGGCTCTTTGGAATACCGCTCGATGCCTCAAGAACTTTCAAGAAAAACATTTGCATTAAATTATGCTGTTTCTTGTAGACAATTTTTAGACGGTGAATTAAAGATAATTCCAAAAGCAATTACAAATAAACCCGAATCTCATCCAATTGACAAAGTTAAAGCAGATGAAGCGCGTAAAAAAGCAATGAATGCATTAAGAGGATTGGGACTTGCTATCAACAGACCAATGTAAATCCATAATATTTAAATTAGGCATCAAGCTAGGAATATCCCCAGGTCTCATTACCACGCTTCTAATGGACGATAATGATAAGTCGGACATGATTAATGGGTTGCTGACGATCGTTGAGCTAGAGTGCCATATTGGAACTTGGATGGCATCAGGAACACCTAATTATCGCGAAGGTTTCACAGATATTTCAAAGCCAGCTAAAATTGTTATAAAAGTTAGGCAATATGCACCAAAAAAGCCAGGGCAATTGTATCCTTATCGTGAACCCTGGCAAATGCACCCTAAACAGTTAAATAATGTTCCAATTGTTGTAGAATAACTGCACCGTCTTTATCGGTAAAGCGTTTAGTACTACGTCCTATAATGACACTGACCGTTACAAGTCCGTCATTGGTACATATATTAACAACACACTGTTTGTTTGATTCAATAATGCGCCACATTAAAGCCAATATTTGCGTAATAAATTGCATGTAATTCTCCAAAATTAATAATAATCCCTATTTGCCGATTTGCTTTTCGCTACTTGACATACATTACAATTTTTAGTAAATTATATTTGTTGATGATGATTCATGTAAAATTCCTTGTAATATATGCTAACCCTGTTTCAAGCCTCCCTATTCCGTGGCTCTGGATTAAAGCACCAGAGCCTAAGAATGGTTATTATCAGCATATATGATCTAATATCCACATAAATACAAAGCCCATAATACAGCATTCCCAAAATCCCAGTTCTACATGTCTATCTATTACCGACACTATCCCCGACGCACACATCATATTTATTATTGTACCCCACGTCATAAATTGCCCCTAATCTTGCTCATCACGCCAATTATCGTATGCTTCATCACAATCGTAATCATCTTGTGACAAAACCTCATGTTCATCCCCGTGCAAATTATCATAATTGCTAATCATGGCAAACCTCCTTGTTAAGACATAATGTCTTTAGTCCTGGTATGGCATCAACAAGACTGTCTAATGAACAGAATTCTTTCTGGCCTATACCGCTAATCCATAAGCTATATTCTACCTGGGAACTGCCTAAACTATATTCCCAGAAATTAATAGCAAAGTTTGCTGTTTTTTGTGTTTTAGCGCTGACCCATGCTATAAAATTCCTGAGTTCATTTATTTTTTCCGTATTCATTTTTTATCTACCTTCTTGATTAATGTGTTGCTATATTGTTAATTGTTTTTTGCTGCCACCTAGACATTATGACTATTCGGCTATACATTGTCAATTATATCATGCAAATTTTCATAAAATATTTATTTGGCATAAATCCTGTGATATTCTTTGCTGTATTAAATTGCTAAGGATTAGCCATGATTTGTCATCGATGTAATAACACCGGAAAATATTTAGGAAATGGTATGATGCAAGCAGATTGTACTTTGTGTGATGATACTGCTTTATCTGCGTCGCCTTCTTTGCCCACTACTTCTGCTACTCTTGATAGACGATCTAAGTCGTATAAAACTGCAATTGACGATATAATGACGCTTAATCCTAAAATTTCGCGCGCTGATGCTGTTAAAATGTTTGATGATGCATACGATAAATCCTGAGGTGTGTTATGGCTACGAAAAGAAAAGACCCCAAGGACTTTAAAAAGTTAGGAAGACCAACAAATTATACTCCTAAATTAGCAGATGAAATTTGTGATGCAATCGCGTCATCTGAGCTTGGACTTGCTCATTTAGTGGACGCCAATGAACATTGGCCAGCCCGAGGAACTATATTTATTTGGATGAGAAGACACCCAGAATTCCGCGACAAATACACGGCTGCTAAGGAAGACCAGCAAGATGTTTGTGTAGAATACATGCAAGAAATACTCAATGAACCACATAAATATATAGATAAAGAGACCGGAAGTACAAGAATCGATGTTTCTATGTTACGGGTTAAAATTGATACAATGAAATGGCAAGCTTCTAAACTTAAACCCAAGAAATTTGCTGACAAAATTGATATGAGTATACCTGAAAACGAAATACTTGAAGATTCTTTAAAGCGCAAACAAGAACTTGATGCTAAAAATAAGAAGGATTTTTAATATTTTCGTGCGTGTAATAATAATAATTTATTAAATACATATTTTATTATTATTATTATTACACGACATAAATTCTGTAGATTAATTCATATAACACTGATGCAGCAACGATTTAAAGCCCTAACAACCCTGTAGCTAACCATCCCAGATACTTGTGCAAATAATGTTAATCATTTTACGTTTAGAATAATACACACAGTTATACACAGCTATATCATAGACTTATCAACCATAATTGTGGATAAGTTCATACATGATAATAAATGCCTAGTTGCTATAGTAAACCATTACCAATCATGCTATTTTA